CTTACAGAGGCCATGACTAAAGTCAGCGAAGAGTCAAAAGAGCGGTTCGGCTACTCTCTTGTCGTGCCTCTCGACATAGAAATAAGTCGCGGTAAAAACTGGCTAGATCAAGAAGAATATGTTTGATTACCGCGCTTAACTAATGTATAATGTAAGTTCACTTTTAAGGAAATAAGTATGACTGACTTAGTATTGCAAGATAACAGCTTAACCATCGAAGAAATTAGCGCACAATTAGGTGCTGCCTCTACATCATCAGGGCCGTCAATCCCTGCCGTAGGAATGAATTATGATGGCGAAATGGGTCCAATGGGTGCGTTTTACTTGAAGACCGGACAAGACCAAGTCTACGCCACAGAGAACGTAAGGTTCAGGGCATTTAGTAATCACATACAGTACCAGCACTGGGGTGATGATGGTCTAGTAAACAAATCGTTACTGATAAAAAATCAGCGTGAGGAAGCCCGTGATCAATTGGGCGGTATCATGTGCGGTATGCCTACTTATGAGCAGTCTATCCAAATGTCTCCTCAAGAGAAGGAAAAGTACAAGGACATTGACCGTTACCGTATCATCAGAGGTATAATTAATTACAGCGGCAAGACATCAGATGGCCGCGAGGTCACTATCGAAAACCAGCCTTGTATAATGTCTTTGAAGCGCAAGAACTACGGACCATTTTACCATGATGTGATGAAGAAGATGCCTCGCGGTATGAACCTCTGGGATTTCGAAAACATTCTGTCCAAAGATACGCAAACAAACTCATACGGAAAGAAGTACTACGTCATGCACTTTGCTCCTCAGTTTGGTAGTCCAATCCCAATGGACCAACTGACTTACGACAGCTTGGCTCATGTAAGTGGCCTCATTGCCGCTGAGAATAAGCGGATTGAAGAGTCTTATAAAGAAGCCAGTATGCAAGCCGTTGATGAGGCTGAAGCTGCCCGAATTATGGATGAGGTTAATCCCTTAGAAGCGGATTACCGCGTATAATGGGCATAGTCGAAGGCATGTCAAATGAGGTGTATCACTCACAGAGTGGTATATCCTCAACAGCCGTTAAGACGGTCTATAAGAAGTCTCTTGCCCATTGGAAGGGCGAGAAACGCAAACAGACATCTGCTTTCTCTATGGGGTCTGCCGTTCATGCTCTACTGCTAGAAGAAGATCGTGACTTAGTGATCAAGGGGCCGAAGACTAGGGCGTCTAAAGGCTTCAAGGAGCTTGAGGAGAGCGCTGAAGATGATCAGGTGGTGCTTACTGAAGTAGAGTATCACGTAGCACACCGCATGGCGCAGGAGACCTTGAAGAACGAGACTTGCCTAACTGCTCTGCGGCACAAGGACCGTAAGAATGAGGTCTCTGTATTCGCTGAGTGTGAGCGTACCGGCTTGATGCTTAAAACAAGGCCAGACCTTTACATACCTACAGAGGGAACAGTCTATGACGTTAAGACCACTCAAGATGCCAGCCCTACCGGGTTCGCTCAGGAGTGCTGGAAGTACTCTTACGATATTCAATCTGCATTCTACTTATACGTGTGTAACTTAGCTGGTATCTTAGTAGAACGCTTTCATTTCCTTGCAGTGGAAAAGGCTGCTCCATACGCAAGCCACATGCACGTTGTTAGTCCAGAGCTACTAGCGAATGCTACGGAGCGTATGCATAGGACACTGGCTGTCATTAAGGACGCTAGTGATAAGGAAGATTTTGGTACTGGGTGGGGCGAGTATACAGTCCTAGACCTCCCGAAGTGGCTATAACCCCACAGAGTGCCAAAGCGAAGGGCCGAAGACATCAACAATGGGTCAGAGATAAAATTCTCGCTCTCTTTCCCAAAAAGCTCCTCCCAGATGATGTCAGAAGCACTTCTATGGGCGCTGGCGGCGAAGACGTACAACTTAGTCCTGCCGCCAGACGCCTGTTCCCATATTCGGTAGAGTGCAAGGCATTTAAATCATTCGCAATCTACAAGGTGATGGACCAAGCGGCAGAGAACTGTCCGAAGGGTGCGGAGCCAATCGCCATTATCAAAGCAGATCGCCAGAAACCACTGGCTGTCATGGACGCAGACCACTTCTTTAAATTGATTGGGAAAAATAGTGCCAAAAGTAAACCTTCCAGAAAATAGTATTCACGTAATGCTCACCCTTGATCCTGACAGTGGCAGAATGACCCTGTCCAGCCAAGGAAACATCCCAGAAACCTTAGACCCTGAATATGTAAAAGCCATGACGGATATATCCAACGGCCTCTGCATGATTTTGGAGAATGGCATAGAATACATCGCCACAACCGGCTCCATGCTTACTCAGCTTGAAGAAGAGATGAGCGAAGAAGTTGTCTTTGAGCCTGACGATGAGCTTCTGGATGCCGTGTCAGATGCCAAGATTATAGATTTCAGCAAGAAGGTGCATTGATGAACGCTCGCAGTACAAAAATGACTTACGAAGATCATCTACGGGATTACCCAATTGATGAAGACCCAATGCCCATCATGGATGTTGTACATAAGCCGCCTCACTACAACAATGCTGGCATAGAGTGCATCGACGCTATGGAAGCTATGGTAGAGGGCGCTGATGTAAAGCCTCACGCCGCCTACTGTTGGCAGAATGCTTTTAAGTATATGTGGAGATGGCCTTACAAGTCTAAGCCTATCGAAGACCTCAAGAAAGCCCGTTGGTATCTAAACCGGTTGATTGAGGAGCTTGAAGAATGATCACTCAGGAAGATATCGACGCAGTGGCTGAACTTGCAGAGCCACTACCACAGGCTGGCCTACACGACATGCCCGATGATTGGGATAAACACAGACATCTCTCGCCTCTGGAAATGGTCTCTGACTTTGCATCCCGAATGGAGCAGCCGCTAGGCGAGAAGTGGAAGTTCAGCAAGAAGCTGGAAGATTTTCGCTGGGATATGATTCAGGAAGAATACGGGGAAGCTTTTGATGAAAGCTGCAACGGAAATAACCCTGAAAACATGCTCAAGGAATTAGCTGACCTTGTCTACGTGATCTACGGCTACGCAGCCACATACGGCTGGAATCTAGACAAGGCAGTTCGCCGTGTACACCGCTCCAATATGAGCAAGCTAGGCTTAGACGGCAAGCCGCTCAAAGGACCAGATGGCAAAGTGCAGAAGGGTCCGAATTATAAAAAACCAACACTAACAGACCTTGTGGAGACCAATGATGAGTAATTTACTACCAACCGATTATCAGACATTCATAGCAACCAGCCGCTATGCTAGGTGGCTTGAAGAAGAAGGCCGCAGAGAGACATGGGGAGAGACAGTATCTCGCTACATGGATAATATCGTAAAGCCTGTAGCCGGTGATGATACCTATATAAAGAATATAGAACAGGCCATCCTGAGCCTAGAAGTCATGCCTAGTATGCGTTCAATGATGACGGCAGGGAAGGCGGCTAACCGCGATAATACGTGCATGTACAATTGTAGCTACTTAGCCGTAGATGACCCGAAGGCCTTCGATGAGGCTATGTTCATTTTGCTCTGTGGTACTGGTGTAGGTTTCTCTGTCGAGAGACAGTATATCAATAATCTCCCTGAAGTTCCTACACTCTTCGACAGTGATACTATCGTCATGGTCAGGGATAGTAAGGAAGGATGGGCCAAGGCTTTCAGACAAGTTCTTGCTCTCCTGTGGGCTGGTGAAATCCCAAAATGGAATGTGGAAAAAATAAGACCGGCTGGTGCGCGACTAAAGACATTCGGGGGCAGGGCGTCTGGCCCAGCGCCGTTGGTCGATCTGTTTAACTTTGCAGTCACTACGTTTAAAAATGCTCAAGGTCGTAAACTGTCTTCGATTGAGGCGCATGACCTGATGTGCAAAGTGGGCGAAGTAGTAGTCGTTGGCGGTGTACGCCGCTCTGCAATGATTTCTTTGAGTAATCTATCAGATGACCGTATGCGTCATGCTAAGAGCGGTAAGTGGTGGGAGAATGACCCACAACGTGCATTAGCCAACAACTCCGTGGCATACTCTGAGAAGCCTGATAGCATGTCCTTCATGCGGGAGTGGACTGCCTTAGTAGAGAGCGGGTCAGGAGAGAGAGGCATCTTTAACCGGCAAGCTGCTATTAAACAGGCTGCTAAGAATGGACGCCGTGATCCTAATCGTGAGTGGGGAACTAACCCCTGTTCTGAGATCATCTTAGCTGGACCTAGAACTGATCCCAAGACTGGTAATCCTATTGCCGGTACAGGTGGACAATTTTGCAATCTAAGTGAAGTAGTTGTACGGGCAACCGACACGATAGAAGACTTGGAGCGTAAGGTTAGACTTGCTACTATTCTAGGAACCATACAGGCTACCTACACTAAGTTCCCTTACCTTCGGAAGGTCTGGGAGAAGAATACAGCCGAAGAGCGTCTGCTTGGCGTTAGCCTAACAGGTATTATGGATAACCCGCTTATGACTACAGCTAACAAGGGCTTGGATGAGACTTTGGAGCATCTTAAACAGGTTGCAGTGGATACTAACAAGGAGTGGGCCGATAGGCTTGGCATAGAGCAGTCGGCTGCTATTACGTGCGTGAAACCATCGGGAACAGTATCGCAGCTAGTAGATAGTGCTAGTGGCATACATGCACGACACTCTCCATATTACATCCGTACAGTAAGGGGCGATAATAAAGACCCTCTAACGCAGTTTATGATAGACCAAGGCATTCCCAACGAGCCAGAGGCGTTTAAGCCTGATCAAACGACTGTCTTTAGCTTTCCTGTGAAGTCTCCTGAAGGAGCGGTCTGTACTGCTAATATGACGGCTATTGAGCAGCTTGAAATGTGGCTGATGTACCAACGTCATTTTGCGGAACATAAACCAAGCGTAACTATCAACGTAAAGGCTGATGAGTGGTTTGAAGTGGGCGCATTTGTGTATGAGAATTTTGATGAGATGTCTGGCGTATCGTTTTTGCCATATGATGATCATACTTATCAGCAGGCTCCTTATCAAGAATGTGAGAAATCAGAATATCAGATGTTGCTGGATAAAATGCCTGAACGCATCGACTGGTCGAAGCTTGCAGACTACGAAAAAGAGGACACAACTGTCAGTATGCAGAC